TTCCATTTGCAACAATATTAGCCGCAGATGTAATGATTCCAGTTGATGACATTGATGCAATTGTAGTAGCACCATTTTTAAATAGCAATTTACCGCCAGATTCTTCAATAGTGAAGTTTGTAGTCAGTAACTTAGGCGTAGATGCCGCAGTACCCGTAGTATTCTGATTCAAAGTAGGGAAAGAAGTAAGACTTGCCGCAGAACCTGTAGGTGCAAGAACATCAGTACCAATTATTAAACCAAGGTTTGTTCTAGCATCAGACGCAGTAGAAGCACCTGTACCACCATCAGCAACTGTTAAATCTGTGATGCCAGTAATTGAGCCACCAGTAATAGATACATTACTTGATGCCTGAGTAGCAATTGTCCCCAATCCACCAATATCAGCAGTTGTTAGAGTAACAGCACCAGTACGACCAGCAACTGAACTTACAAGATCAGTGTTATCAACCTTTTCCCATGCAGAACCATTAAATATTGCCCAATCGCCTTGAGTCCATGTCGTAATGCCATTCAGGTTTGTTGTGCCTGTTGTGGAAACAACATAGTAGTCTCCTTTTGTGCCAACACTAGAGACAAGGGTAGGTGTATTAGTTGATGCGTTCCAAGTTCCTTCATAGTTCACAAATCCAGCCATAGCTGTAATCTGAGACTGTAAAGAAGTTAGAGTATCAAGTACAGACTGAGAAGTGCCGCCACCATTAGTAATGACTTTGATGCGTTCAGCAAGATCAGGAGCAACAACTTCGCCAACATTAATCTCAACACCTGTAGACAGAGTAAGGACAAGTGAACCATCAAAATCAATACGAGCATCGGTGACAGACACGCCATCATTACCATCCACGCCATCAATCCCATTTTGACCACTCTCACCTTTTTCGCCTTTTGCTCCATCTCTACCAGCTTTTCCTTCTTTTCCATCTCTACCATCCTTACCATCAATTCCATCTCTTAAGCTAGATGCCTTTGTTTGAATAGTCGAATTTAGTTCAGAAAACCTAGTTTCAATGTCAGATTTGATGCGCTTTAAGCCTTGAATCACCAATTCAGCACTTTTGCCTATGGTTTCTTCTCTGGCTTGTGTAGCTTTTTCTTCAGCAGACTTTTGTAACGCAACGATTAAAGCCATCTGCTCATCAGCAGACATACCATCAATGCCTAACTTGCGTTCTAGGTCAAGAATGTCCATTATGAAAGTTCCCTTGACAATCTAGCCAAAAAATCATTTTCAGTCTTAGATTGCTTATCTGCCATCTGTAATTCAACGATTTTAGACTTGTTTTTGATGTCTGCTTCCTTCAGCATCAACTCAGCAATCTTCACTCGCTTGTCAAACTCTTGAGAAGAAGCCATATCTTCATTAGGAAGGTTCTTGGTAATTGCCGCCATGTTCTTAGACTGCACTTCTTGCGGCATTAACTGAGCTTCTACAGACAATTTAATAGCATTTGCCTTGTTTTCTTCAGCTTGAGTAGTGCTAACAGCAATCTGAGCCTGTGCAGCTTGCATTGCCAACTCAGCTTGCATCTGTTGCATCTCTTGTGCTTGCGGATTAGGCTTGCTCATCTCATCCAAAGCGGCAATCAACTCAAATCTGTTGCTCAGACTAGAGTTGGCCAAGATTCCTTTAAGAATAATTGGCAAAACAGGAGTTTGTGGGCCAAGAGTCTGCAACAAACCAATGAATTGCTGTTGCTCATACTCTCTAGCAATGATGCCCAAGGTAGCAGTAGGCACAAAATTCATGTCCACAGAAGGGTAACGCTCTGGGTCAAACTGCATATACCTAAAAGCCGCTTGTTTGATGAACGGAATCAAGAAATCTTCTTGAAAATTTACCAAAGTTCGCTTGTACTTCTTAATAATAGAAGCAACAGCCATCGACATACCGCCACCATCACGGGATGCGTTACTAACCATGCCTTGTGAATCAAGAGTACCAGTAGCCTGAAGCAACATACGCTCAAACTCTTTGGCAGTTGCTAGGTTATTGGGGTCACTTTGACCAAACTTGAATGGATAAATAATCTCACTTGGGTTGCCATTGGTAAGAATAGCTTTGCCAGCCTTAACTTCAAACTTCATGCCACGAGGTAAGCGTGTGGCATCCATAGCAACCATAGGGGCAGTGGTCAAGGCAAGCGAATCCAAGTGAGCGCGAGTCTGAGCATCAATAGCTTTTTGCATATTGAAGGCTTTTTCCACTGTACCTCGCCCCAACAGGCGGTTTGGAACTGTATCGTCTTGGTAGGACAACACAGGTCTGTCTTTCATCATGTAAGGGTTTTCTTCAGCCTTCAACAACATACCATCGTTGGCAATTACGACAATGGCTTCAACCATATCCGAATAGTCTTCTGCCGCTGAATTTTCAGGAAACAAATCAACTATGTCCTTGTTTTCCTTCATGTTGTTCAGGTACTCACGGGGTACTAGTCCGTAGTATGTCAACAACAGAACCTTCTCATCTTGGTACTGTGATACCTCTTGGGTAGCCTCTAAGTCAGTGTCCTCGTAGGTGGGCGTGATGTTTACCTTGCGGTAAATGCCTTTCTCGATTCCCTCTACAATCTTGTGGATTGAGACGTATTTCTCAATAGCCACGCCCATACAGTCGTTTACCGAAACACCATTCGGGTCAAACAAAAAGTTCTTTGGGTTTACAGGGGAAATCTTGACAGCAATCCTGTCTCTCTGCATTACACCAATAGCTGCTTGACCCTGCATATTAGGGATAACTTGAGTAGAGGGAACATACTCTGTCTCAGTCATTACGACAATCTCGCCAATGCCTGTACCATAGATTTCAGCCATCAATTCGATCTGGTCGATAGCTTTTCTGATTTTGTCTTTCTTGAAGTCTTCGTTTAACTGATTCTTGATTTGCTCAACATCAAGAGGATTACCATTTACATCCTTGATGTCATCTTCAATATCAAAGAACTCGCCTTGACCAAAGATAGCTTCCATGATCTCTGCGTGACGAGTCTCAACAGCTTGTTGGGTAGCAGGGGTAACAATACGGCTACGCTCAGATTCCCTTGTCTTGTCTTCAGAAGCCCACTGACCACGGAAGATGCGTTCATATTCTAGGTAATCAGGCAAGAAATTTGTATCTCGCCAATCTCTCCACTTGTCGCAGTGGCTAGTAATGAAATCGGTTAACTCTTTATCAGCCTCAGTAGGCTCATAAAATTCGCTTTGTTCTAGTTTGTCAGTTGCCATTTATATTGCCTCACCAAAATATTTATTCATATTTGTATGTCTTTTCTTTAAGTTCCATTTTGCTGGAACAACTTGAAAATTGTAAGCGTTATGCAAACCGCAAGCATTTTTATGATTTAGAGGAACAATGTGATCTATGTGCCAATCAAAACCAGTTGCTTCTTTTCGTAACTCTTTCAGTTTGCTTGCTTCATTAAAAACAAATTGATCTAATTCTGTAAACTCAAACTTTTCAAGTTTTAGTCTTCTTTTATGAGCATATTGATTGTTTGAGGCTTTTCTTCCTTTTGCGTTCAATAGTCTTTTTTCAAAATACTCTTGCCTTGTCATATGACCAAGACGATCTCTTAAACGATCACGTTCTTGTTTTCTTGAATTTGGATTTTCTAGTCTTCGTTTGTTTTGCCCATCATAAAAACAAGACTTACATAAATTTATGTATCCATCACGCATCATCTTATTTTTATGGAAGTCTAATTTAACTTTTGTTTGTTTGCAGCAATAGCAAGTTTTGCTTGAGTTATCAAACAAATTTAATTGCTTTTCCTTGTCAAACAATAAAGTCATGTCAAATGCCACTTATTATGTCTAGAGGCTCCCACTCATCTTCTTGGTCGTCTTGGAAGTATGAGGTCACAGCCAGTTGGTCAATGTAACTTAGTGCGTCAGGAAGATCGTCATGTACGCCTTGTGCTGGAAAAAGAAGTAACTGATCTTTGAATTCATCCCAATCTTCCTCAGAGTTCAGCACAATACGCCCATGCTCAAATCGCCCTTGGAGACTCCAGATAATTCTGTCAGTCTTTTTCCTGTTGCCATGCGTTAAGTCAACTATGTGGGAATATACATTATTTTTCCGCATTAAGTCTGACAAATATGGCAAAACTGCATTTTTTAATGCACCGCGCTCAATTCCAACACTCAAAGGGCGATATTCACGCATCTTCAACAGAATCGT